AATTAAAGGCGTTCTAAATAAAGTCGTGACTCAGGCGCGTGAATACATTATGCCTGATGGAGTCCATCCTTCTGGATGGGCAAGGCATAGTAAGAATGCAGGCTTGATTGGCCCTTTGCAACAAGGACAAGGTCGCGGCAGTTTCATCCCTTTTGACATATCAAAAGCAAAAGCAGGAATCCAACCAGTTTTATCGCAACCAAAATCAAACACAAAAGGCTTTGTTGCCTATGGCTATGGTGTGATTCAGCGCGATCCCGCAGGAGCTATTTTTGAAACTGCTGGTCGTGGAACAAAAGCAAGTCGCGCAAGAACTCGCGCTTCACGCTCTTCAAATCCAACTGCATCTCAAGATTTTATTCAGGCAGTTGAGAAATATCACGGAGTTTTACCCACCGCAAAAAGATTAGGACAAGATAAAGGCCGCGCCGTTATCAGAGCAGTTGATGACAACAAGAAGAATGCTCAGCGTGCTATCTTTGAAGCAATTAAAGATGCTGAAGACAAAGCGCAGGCGCGGATGGACAAACCATTGAAGGAAAGAGAGGTCTAGGCGATGGCAATTCTTGAACGCATTGTCACTGTCTATAATGACAAAGGCTCAAAACAAGCCGTCAAAGACCTCAACAAATTAGAAAAGAATTTTGCAAATGCCGGCAAGAAGATTGCCAAGGCATTCGGCGTGGCCGCCCTCGCGGCAGGGGCGCTGGCAGTCAAGCTAGGCAAAGACGGCGTTGAAGCTGCTATCGCGGATCAGAAGTCACAGGCATTGCTCGCCAATGCCCTTCGCAACACCACAGGCGCAAATGAACTCGCCATTGCTTCAGTTGAAGATTATATTACAGCGCAACAAAGAGCCGTTGCAGTCACAGATGACGAACTTAGGCCAAGCCTTGCGACTTTACTCAATGCCACCAAAGATGTCAGTCAGGCTCAGTCATTGCAAAACCTTGCCCTTGATATTGCGGCAGGAACTCAGAAGGATTTGCAGTCGGTTTCACTTGCACTTGCCAAGGCAGTCGGTGGCAATATCGGCGCACTTACAAGACTTGGCGTTCCACTATCTGAAGACATAAAGAAGAGCAAAGACCTCAATGGCGCTCTTGATGAATTAGCCAAAACATTCGCAGGCGCAGCAGCAACAAAGGCAGGCACCTTTGAAGGTCGAATGACTGCTCTTCAAATTACATTCAGCGAAACTCTTGAAACACTAGGCTTTGCCTTAATTCCTGTCTTAGAAGAATTAGCAGGAGTCTTCCAAAATGAGTTGCTTCCTGTATTTGAGCAGTTCATTGCTGACAATAAGGAAGAGATTGCAGAAACTCTGCGCAGTGTGGCTGAGTTTGCAATAAATGCTGCCAAAGGTCTTGGCAAAATGTTCAAGACCATTTCCGACAATATGATTACATTCAAAATCTTTGCAAGCATCTTGACAGGTCTTTTCGTAGGAACTGCGGTCTATAATGGTGTCAAAGCCTTAATAGGCATCATCGGACTTCTAACAGCAGCGTTTGGCAGGCAGGCGGCAGCAGGCACCGCCGCAGGTGTCGCCACTGCTTTCGCAACAGGCGGAACCTCAGCCTTTGCAGCAGCCGCAGGAATACTAGCCTTCACCGCCGCAGTCGGTGGCACTTTGTTGGCAATCAACTCTTTAACAGAGGGCCTTGACACTAACACCGAAGCCTTGGAAAAGAACTCAGGTGTTGTTCTTGGACACTTGAAAGACCTTGACAGACTTTCAAAAGCAACCACCGATGCTAACTTAAAGAATCTCAAAAGTGTTCAAATCATCACAAACTTGAACAAAAAAACCAAAGAGCAAATTGCTTCTGAAAAGGCTCTTGCCGCCCTCAAGAAGTTGGGCGTTACTCCAACAACTGAGAAAGACCCAATTCAACTTGAGGCTGCTCGTCTGCTTCTTGTAAAGCAAGCAAACATTGAGGAATTGCGCAAGGTAGATGCGCTCATCAAGAACGCCGAAGCGCAGATGCGAGTCAATGATAACGCGCAGCGTTATGCCGACCTTCTGCAAGTCTTATCGGATCGCACTGTTTCAAGCGAGGAAGTTTCTCTTCTTGCCGCAAAGTGGGGCGTGACCACAGGTCAAGTTATTGAATACATCGCAAGAATCTATGCAGCAAGCACCACAGACCTAAATGATGGCCCTATTGTCAACCTGATAATGAAGTGGGGTTTTACAAAAGACGAAGCCGAGAAGTATGTAGATTTCACCCGCGCCCTTAAAGACGAAAAGATTGACGATAAGGAAATTGAAGATTTAATGGGCAAATGGGGCCTAACTCGTCAAGGTGTCCTAGATTATGCCAAGACAGTGCAAGATGGGACAGTATTCTCAACAACTTGGGATGACCCTGGCGCACTTGCAGAGCAATCTTGGATTAATGCTTTGACAGCTCTAAACAATTATCTTGCAGTTCTAAATGGTGGCACGCCTAATCCTAATCCTAATCCTAAAGTAAATCCTAAAGTTGATTCTGTAATTGTTGGTGGCCCTAATCCTGCTCGTGTCACTGACGAGGTTGTGAAAGACCAAATTGACACCTTGACTTCTTTGCGAGAGAGCGAAGAAAAAGGCACCGCAATTAGTGTCTTGCTAAAAGAACAAATTGACACTCTTACTGATTCTTTAAGCACCAATGCACTTAATGCCTTTGGTGATGAACAAGCAAGACTAAGAGCAATGGGAACATTTGATGGCCCTGGCATCGGCGCAGGCTCAAGTTTTGACCCTAGCTTTTTCCGCAAAGAAGACAATGCTGGAATGACTATCAATATGACAGTTCAAGGAAATGTGCAGACAGAAAAAGATTTGTCAGATGCTATCCGTCAAAGAATCTTGCTAGAACAACAAAGCGGTAAGCCAATTCTCTTTGTCGGCGGTCTGTAATGCCAGGCACTCCCGTTCTTGGAGTCAGCATTGACTTCGCAAATGGCCCTGCCTTTGGAAACCCGCTTCTACTTGATGACCCTTCAACCCCCCTTGGCACGGGCATCTTGGCAGATGCGCCGGCAGATGTCGTTGATGTAAGTGACATCGCCCTTCGCGTTTCCATCCGCCGTGGCCGCAACCGAGTTCTAAATAGCTTTGAGGCAGGAAGCGCAACTGTCGTTCTTGAAGATGAATCAGGTGACTTCAACCCACAAAATAGTTCAGGGCCTTTTTTCGGCAAACTTTTACCTCTGCGCAAGATTCGCATTTTTGCAGATTACGATGACGGCGGCGGCTTAGAACGCTATTATCTTTTCTCAGGCTATATCACAAGTTTTGACAACACCTTCAGGCTTGGCCTTGAAGAAGTTTCAACTGTGACTTTTCAATGTGTCGATGCCTTCCGCCTTTTGCAGAATGTTCAAATCACGACTGTTGCGGGTTCTTCCGCCGGTCAAACCACGGGGGCGCGCATTGAGAACTTGCTGGACTTGGCAAGTTTCCCTGTAAGCCAAAGACTAATTGATGTCGGCGATACTTTAGTTCAAGCCGATCCTGCAACAGATAGAAGCCTGCTGGCAGCCTGTCAGACAATAGAGCAGAGCGAACTTGGTGGCTTCTTCATTGATGACGAAGGCAACGCGGTCTTCCTATCAAGGTCAACAGTTTCTCTCAAAGCAGATGAAACGCCTCTGATGTTCAATGACAATGGCACTGACATCTCATACCAAAGCATTGACTTCGCCTACGATGACACACAGATTTTCAACGATATAACAGTCACTCGCCTATCGGGAGTCGCTCAAAATGTTCAATCAACTAGCTCGATAGAAACCTTCTTCATTCACTCAGGCTCGCGTTCAGGTCTATTGATGCAGACCGATGCCGAGGCGTTAGACCAAGCAGAGATGCTTCTGAATGCCCGCGAAAATGCCCTGCTTCGTATTGACTCCATTGGCCTAAACCTTATGGATTCGGCTTCCTCAAATCGCATTGTGGCAGGCCTTGAGTCGGATTTGTTTGCCCTGATAAATGTCACCAAGACAGGTCAGGGCTCAACTAGCTTTAATTTGGAATTATTCGTTCAAGGCATTCAGCACGACATCACACCAAACACTTGGACAACACGCTTCCTCACCGCAGAACCTATAATTCAGGCATTCATCTTGGATTCCGCAATCCAAGGTCTGCTTGATGGAACTGTGGGAGTTCTTTCATACTAAGGAGAAGAAATGACTAAACAGGTCTTCACGACTGGTCAAGTTTTGACCGCAGCGCAAATGACATCGCTGCAACAAACTGCAATGCTTGGTGGGGCAGCAAGTGCCAAGGTTGCCTCTTACACGCTAGTTGCTGCTGATGCCGGAACTGCAATCTCAATGAGCAATGCCAGCGCAACAACAATCACTGTGAACACAGGTTTGTTTGCGGCAGGTGACATCGTGACAATTCTAAATCTTGGCGCAGGCGTTTCAACAATCACCGCTGGCACCGCAACTGTTGCAACATCAGGTTCCCTTGCTCTTGCTCAAAATCAAGGCGGCGTTCTTCGCTTCACAAGTGCGAGCGCAGCAATCTTCTTCCAGTTCGCAACACCTGCTTCGGGCGACATCGAAGGTGTCACCGCCGGAACAGGAATCTCAGGTGGCGGATCAAGCGGAACTGTAACCATCACAAACTCAATGGCAACTGCTATTGATGCAAAGGGCGACCTTGTTGTCGGCACTGGCGCGGATACTTTCAGCAGACTCGCCGCAGGAACAAACGGATTTATTCTCTCGGCAAATTCAGGAGAGGCAACAGGTCTTGAATGGATTGCCAATGACACAGGCGACATCACTGGCGTTACTGCGGGAACAGGTATT